ATGCATAAATACAACTGTTTTGACACAGCAAGACTTTTTGCAGCATTGATGGTTCTTTATACGCATCATTTTTCACTATCTGGACTTCCTGAGCTATATGTACTCAATTTCGAAAGCCTTGGTGGAATAGCTGTAATAATATTTTTTAGTATTTCTGGATTTTTAATATCCAAGTCAGCTATGGCGAGCTCTGATTTTATTGAATTCATGTCTAAGCGACTTCGCAGGCTACTACCAGCATTATTGCCTTGCTCTATTTTCATGTATGTTATTATTGGTGGTTATGTAAATTTTGAAAACATTGATAACTATCTAGGCTGGAGTGTCATTCATAACATAGTGCAGACTATCACGCTTACCTCAGTTCTACATGACGGGATTACAGGCGAGTTTATTCATGGGGGGATTAATGGAAGTCTATGGACTCTCCCTCTAGAGTTCTTGTGCTACTTAATTGCGGGGTGTGTATTAATAACAAATAAAAACAGAAAATATTTCATTTGTGTATTCATGCTAACCATCATGGCATCCATTTGGTATAAAAACAACAGCCTGGTTATTTTTTCAATTCCTACTTGGCTATTCCCACTGCGTGGCATGGCATTTTTCCTTGGTGCCGTGCTAGCAATGAATGTTGATCTTTGGAATAACTTAAAAGTTAAATTGTTTGTAATGGCGACCTTGTCTTTATGCATGTACTCCTATCAAGGCAGTCCAGTTGAATACAATATTTTTGGGTATTTGTTACTTTCATTTTCCACAATAGCTATATGCTTATCCTTTAAGGACCCGCTGGTTAAAGGTAGGTTTGATTATTCTTATGGTATTTATATTTATGCTTTCCCTGTTCAACAGTTTGTAATAAATGTGATTGGGATGAAGTTTTACCAAGGAATGGCTGTAAGCTTTCTCGTAACAATTACTCTTGCAGCTGCTTCTTGGCATTTTTTGGAGAAAAGATTCCTTGTGAAAAAGGAGAAGGCCAAAGAGTAGGGGGGTGGATAAATACCCTTTAACCTTCTGTTACATAACGTTTTAGTTTTCGTTTATTTGAATGTTAGCTTTAACTGTATGTTACAGAATTCTTGTTACCATCCAGTTAAAAGAACAGGCAACTCCCGAACCGCCAGAGTTCCTGATGATGACTCTGAATGAGGTTGTGCTTAGGCTTGTCGTTTCAATGGTAACGTCTGCGTTAGCTGCATACGGGGTCGCCATCACTACAAAGGATCCTATATCGGTGCCCAGTTGACCTTCATTGTATACAACGGTGTACACGCCTGCAGCACTTGATGTGGCAGTGAAGTTTGCCGATGCTGTACCCATTGCTCCAGCTGCAGTTACCCTACCAGAGTAAACCATGCTTTGGGCCGCTGTACTTGCAGCGGTTAAGTCGTCATAAACACAACCAATAGGAATGACTTCGCAATTTGTCCCTTTAGTCCAGTAAGGGCGACTGGCAGAAGGTGTGTATCCTGCAGTGTTAGCAAATGCCGTACCTATAAGGATCACCTTAGTTGCGCCACCTGCAGATGATATTGATATATTAGTTTTTGTATATTCCGTTGGGCTGCCGCGGTTAAATAGACCTCCATTTATAATCACAGTAAGTGGCTTTGTAGAGCTAGTGTTTGTAATGCTTAAATCAGCGCCACCCTTGTTCAGTTCGAAATACGGGTTATTTAAGACAAGTGCAGGACAGGTGAAGTTGCCAGCCAAATTTACTATCATCCCTCCCGAGTTCATGTCAGACATGGAGCCATTACCCTCGCACGTCAATCCTGTGATGACATTTGAGGCCCCCCATCTCTCACCATATATTCCATATGCTGCATTATTACTGGCGGTTATACGTTCCATTGTTACGGCGTTCATATCACCTCCACTTACGCCATCTCCTATAATGCGAATTCCTATATTGTTATACTGCGAATAAATATCATGCATATTCGATGTGATAACATTCTGAATCCTGATACCTTCTCCATTTGTATGTGACAAGCATAGAATATCTGACAATTTGGTGTAGGCTTTACCTTGTATTAATAATCCATAAGAATTTGCTGTTCCATTCAATGTAAACCCACCCAAATAATCATAGGTGTGGACCCTTTGTGATGTATAAGTGTTGTCACCCTTCATCTGCATTGCAAATGTACTTAAATTACAGTTGAAGATAGTTTCAGCCATATTTTCGCCCTCATAGTGATTGCGAACCCCAGCTGCTCCTGGGAATTTGGCAGGGAATAATCCATAATCCATTACTAATGAGCTGGTGATATTGTATTCACCTTGTTTTATTTTTAAAGTCCCTCCATCAGCCCATTTAGTTAAGGGGTCTTGATACATCGTACCGTTAATATCATCCAGCTCAACCTGCACTGTATTTCCAGAGTCCGTTCCTATCATGCCTGCACCGCCATCAGCAGCCAATTGACTCCGTAAAACCGTATCACCAACATTCAGCCATTTCCCCGGGCCGACACCACCCGAGCTCGCAGGTGTTGAGTTAGGTGGCACCACTTTTGGCCCTGTAGCAAATGAGCCAGTCCATTTGTAATACGAGTTGTCATCGGGGTTGAACAGCGCTTCATTTGGCGTGGAGATGGTAGCGCCTGTGTCGAAGTCAACACCCGTTAAAGTGATATACCCGAAAGCGTTCATCACCTGCTGAGCTAAATAGTTAATGCCTTCAATCGTGTAATGCTTATTCCCGAATCGGTCTGTATAAGTCCATCCCATGGACGTAACGAACTCGTCAATTTTACCCGAGTTAAATTTCAGGTCTTGAGGCAATTCTGATGCAACCGGTTTCTGTGAAGGTGTAGTCGCCATAATTTTTCCATAAAAAAACCGGCGCATTGGCCGGGTTCGGAGTTGGATTTAAAGGTTGTTTATGAGTAAATCAGATCGCTATATTCGCGAACGGTTAACGCTGTGGTGCCGTCAGTTCCGGGAGTCTTGTCTGTTATCTCCCATTGCGTAGCATCCAGTTCCTCAGATGAGGCGATGAAGTAACGAGACGGTGACTGCACGTTCATGCCGTCATAGATGTTGAGCTCGATATTTGGGATAGCAGCGCTGAAGCCGAATGCTGTATCGGGCAAAGGTTGTGCCGGGTAGCGCGCTGTCGGCGTGCCGAGATAGTCCGTAACCACCACGAACATTGAGCCAGAAAAATTAATTCGCTCGCTTGTCTCGAAGACGTTACCGATACGCGAAACGATATATCCAGACTGCTGGTTGGTGTCGTAGGTATCAACAATCTGCACCATGTCGCCAACACCCACCCACTCCCCGTCTGCCAGCGCTGTTATGCTCATAGCCATTCGTGAGTAGATGAGGCGCTTGCACTCTCTGAGCGCCCTCTCGTTGGCCTGAAACGCATCTCGGACATACATCATCTCGAACTTCTTCGCCTTCACTGGCGCACCGGAGACGATTGCTCCGTTGCTTATGCGGTAGCGAATGAAGTCCTGCTTATTGGTTGACGGGTTGCGGTACTGCACCTCGACACCATCAAAACCACCCGGTAGCGTCATGTCATAGCTGAGCGAGTAGCCAGCCTCGACCGTGTTATTGCGGTTGAATACTGTGGCCGGAGTTATTCGCTTCTTGTCGCGAACAAACGACATTACGCCGTCATCCCAGAACGCCGTTACGCTGGCGGCATCGCAGATGGTTTGCAGGCGAGCGCCAAGTGACACATCTTCATCATCGAAGGTGTAATCGAAGCGACCAAGGCGCGGGTCTATGGCATCAATTTCAGCCTGAATCTGATACAGGCCGTAAAGGTCGATATTGCTCTCCGGCTGCCCACCCATCACTAACCAGGTATGCGCCACGGCATCAGCGAATCTGCGCGACGGGCGGAGCGTGTAATCAACCGACTGCGTAGTGAGTGAGTAGCTGATCGTGTATCGGTTGATCATCGCGTTGTATTTCAGCTCTCGCCCGGTTGAGTTCTCCGTTGCGCGAACCTTGATGATGGCGGTAGTGTCATTCGCGTGGCTGACGTTAGTCCTGATGTTTACCGCGTGAACTTCCTCGACTTCCAGTTTGCTTGCATCGCTGGAGTTATCCGTTCGGTGGAATGAAAGCGAATAACGTCCTCGCCCGGCCGCAGGCGTTATCTTGTCAGTGCGGTAAAACGTCTCGCTGGTAGAGTCATGAGGCGTTGTCTGTCGGTATGTGAATGTTTGAGTGGTACCAGGTATCTGATTGTTCTCAGCATCAACTTTCCATATCTGCAGTTGCCAGTTGGTTTCGCTATTCCCACCAAGGCCAGAACTGGTATGTACCCAGAGCTGATCTGAATCGATTGGTGAGAAGAATGGGCCCACAATCAGCGCCGCGTTGTCATTAAGAATGAACTTCGTGGTGTTAATGGTTGCTGTCGTTATGTACGAGGCACTGGAACCATTGATGCTGTCGAAGGTGAAGGTGTAATAAAACGTCGGAGAAACCACCGCACCATCGTCGGTCTGCACTGCACTGATCAGGTTGGCAAACAGCGTCACATCTTCCGTCTTGGTGCCGCCTGGTACCGGATAGGTAATGTTGAGAACGAATGAAACGGCATGCGGAAATGTCAGCCCCATGAAGTAGTCGAATTCAGCCTGCTTCACGATTTTCACTGCTATCTGGCCGCCAGCATAGTTGCCGCTAATCATCGTCGTTGCGGTGGCCGTCTCGATAGGTACGCCAGTATCCTCGTTCTTGCCCGGCACTTCCTGCCCGTCCACATCGTCGAACTCATACCCTTCGTATACTGTCGCAATCACATCACCTGGCTGGTAAATGGTGTACGACGCGCCAGCCATTGAGCCAACGTTAGTTTCCGAGTAGCGCACCTGACTGATGTCATATTTACCCAGGCCAAAATTCATGAACTGAGTGACTTCTTTCTTGTTGTTCACGTACTCGAATATGGCCTGCTGAATCAGGTCAGGATAGGCGCGGATCAGGCCGTAGTTATCAGGTCTGGCCTCGCCATTACGGGCAATGTTCGTCTGCCCCTTGAGACTGTTATTCGGTGATGTCTTGCTTTGCCCTGCAGCGCCGCCAGCGTTGGGCTGCTGCATGAAAGAACCCATCACTTTCTGCGTAAATTTTATCGGATTGAAATGCTCGAGGGGATTGAGCAGGGTTTTGGCAAGGCCGCCGTTCTTGGGCTGGTCAAAGATGATGATTCGGTCATCGGCGTTAATGGTGAAATCGACATCGTCATCATCCTGCAGCTCTCGGCCATTAATGATGGCCCGCACATCAGAATGCACACCCGCCGTTTCAATCCACTCGCTGAACTTCGTCCCCGCTAATACTTCCATCCGTTGCTTCGGCAGCCCCGGCACTCTCTGAATTTCGATTACCGGCATACGAATAGATCTCCGTCCTGGTGAATAATTTCTGGATAGTTCTTATCTGGTCAGAGCGGACACAGCCATTCTCTCCGCGGCTATGTAGCGCCCTTCCATCGACAATCAGCCCCACATGCACCGGCTGCGCGCCGTAGTAAGCAATGAAGATATCGCCGTCGCTGAAGTGCTCAGCCCGCTGCCAGTAAACAACCTCACTCTCAAAGCACGTCATGAAATCCTCACCCGCTTCGTAGTCGGGCGAGTGATGCAGCTCAATACCGAGAACGTGCCGGTAATAGAGAATGACTAGGCCCCAGCAGTCGATCGCGTCAAAAGTGCAGGCGCGATTACGCCAGGGCATGCCAATAACCCTTTCAAGGAATTCAGCTTTAAGCATTTTGTAGCCCCTGGAATTCTTCGACGTTATAGAGCATAGCGATGTTGGCATTTAGCGGGTTCTTGATGGTTAGCGACACGGTGACGTCATTGGCATCCAGACTGGTATCGCTGACAAACAGCGTCCATGCTTTGATCGGGGTATTCAGGTCGGCAGCATCAAAGCGCGTACGAGTAAACTGGATGGGAGTGATGCGGCCATACCCCTTCCACTCTTTAAGCTTCTGCTTGAAATCAGATGCCATGCGGCTAAATTTAACGCCCGCAGCAATAACAGGTGTTGAGCTCTGTTGGCTATCTGATATGTCCATTCGGCATGGTTGATAAACATTCCCACCAAGTGTCTTGGGGAATATCTGATCGTTAACGAAGCGAATATATCCGAAGGTCGGGCTGTAGATGGTGATTGTGTCGAACATGGTTCGTCTTGGCCTTCGGCTTCTGTACTCCCTTAGAGTGGTCATTATGGAGCCCTCGGCAAAGACTCTGGGTCACGGTTATCTGGATACCCGGTAACGACAATATCGAGGAAGCTGGCCCATGGTGGCGGCAACTCAACAACAATGTCGTCGTAGTCATCGTCGGAGTTTTTCAACTGTTTGCAGATAACATCACCTGACCAGGTGAAAACTGATCCTGACTGGTTCCATGTTGGGTAAGCAGTAAAGTGAAGTTCCTGCATCTCTGGTTCACCATATGCCCCCGAACCGATACCCACTGGCATCAGGAACCACTGATTGCAGTTGTCCAGATAGTTAGGGCTGCGCAACCACTGCATGAATGCCCGGTGCTGCGCCATGGTGAATACCCATGTCAGCGAGAATCCGGTTTTCAGGTCATCGGTGAGTTTCTGGAATATCGGCGCGCCAACTTGCGGAAGGTCAGTGCGAAAGCCTGTATCTGGCTTTGGTGTTTTCGACTTCTGGGCCAGCGGGAGCCAGTCCGGGTAGGGTATTGGCATGATCACTCCGTTGCTCTTGGTGTTGCACTGGTATTGCGGGTAACTGCCTGTCGCATTGGTCCCCCCTGATCCATATCAGCAATGAACGCCTGAACTGTGACCGTGTTTCCATTTTGCGTTGCTTGTGCATCAAAGCTATGACTATTTGACGAGTAATCATTGAACTGAATGGAGACTTGTATTTGCCCGCCACTACCGCTCTGCATATCCTTGTTGCTGATGACCTTACCGTTATCACCTGGGATCATGAATTGCTTCCCGCTGCTGGCCTGGTAAATTTCAGGCATTCCGCCCTCACCTACCTGGTACATTGAGCCAGCCGACACCGGGCCGCCATTCTTGCGTTTGCCTGCAATTGAACTGGAAAGCGCCATTGCTGCTATTACTGCGCCAATACCAATTGCTGCTGCGCCACCGAATGAACCGATAGAGGCCACGATTGCCGCTGGCGTCCATGCTACGGTTGTTGCAGCAGCGGATGATACGCTTGCTGCCGTGGTGGTTGCGGTTCCTGCAACTGCCGCTGATGTTGTGGCCGCCGTTGCCGCTACTTGCGCGGCGCTACCGGTAATAGCGGATTTAACCCACTCAACACCCATCTGAACGAAGCCATTAATCAGGCTGTTCAGTGCATTACTGGCGAGAGAGCTCATGGCCTCCTCAGCGGTCATGCTCTGGGTAATGATGCCCGTGAATGCATTCGAAGCATTACCAGCCAGTGACTCAAACCCGGCTGCAAGAATCTGATTCGACTGACTCTGGTTTTTGAATATCTCCCATTGCGCCGCAATACGTTGCTGCTCGTAAACAGTATCGAGAGCGTTGCGCTGGGCTAGAGCATTCTGGTGGGTAATTACTCCCTGCTGCTCGAATTGCTGAATTAATGCGAGCTGTTGAGCGTGCTGATTTGCCAGCGCCTGAACCGGGTCAACACTGCCCGCTGCTTCCTGCATTGGTGAAACGGCCTGGTCTGCGCGGATTTTGGCAAGCGCAGCCACATGCGTCTGCTCAAGGCGTTCAGATGTGGAGTTATATTGCTCCTGGCTGATTTTCTTGGCGGCAAGAGCTGTATTCAGATCCTGAATATCTTGCTTATAAGTTGCATTCTCTTTAGCGTCAGGGAGAAGCTTCTCGGCGGCGGCCTGAGCGCGGATGGCATTAGCCGTATCCCATTTAGCTGCAGCGTATTGCCCAGCCAGCGCGATATCTTGCGGCGTTGCGCCTGTGCCGAGTGATTGCTGCGCGTTAAGGATCGACTGTTCGCGGCTTAGTTGCTTTGTTGAGTCGGCGACCAGCTCTGACTGCTGTTTCAGATTGGCAAGTTTTTGCGCTACGGACTCGGCATTATTGCCTGCCTTTTTGGTTTCAGATGCTGATTCCTGAGTCGCCTTTTTCCTTGCTTCCTCTGCTTTTTGCAGATCGTAGTTAGTTCCGGCTAACTCCTTGGCCTGAGCAATCTGGTTGGGGTTATCAGTTACTTTTGCTGCTTCAATGCCAGCTTTTGTAACAGCACGCAGCCGCTCATCCTGAATAGATAGAAGCTCGTTCTGATCTTCCAGGTCTGTTATGTACTTGCTGCCCTTGGCAGTCGCTGGCGACACCTGCAAAGAGGTTGGCTTAAAGTTCTGGCCTGCCTGATTTGCCCGGTTAATTTCATCAGCGGTATTCCCGAATGCCTTCGCTACCGCATCCTGAACGCCTTCCAGTACAGTTCCTTTCTGGATAAGGCCGTCATGAATCCCCATCGAGGAGAGCATGTTGTTGTTCAGTGTTATCTGGGCATCATCACGCGCTTTGGTGGTGTTGGTGAGTTTGGATTCGACTGACTCCAGATCGCGTTGCTTCTGCGCTATCTGGTCGGTAAGGTTAGCGGCCTTCTGTAACAGGCCATTACCCTGCTCGATGGTCGTGCCGTACTTCTTCCCGGCTGTCTCGGCTTCATTTCGCTCAGCGGTAAGCGCAGCAATCTCATTTTTCAGATCGCTGACAACATCCTTCTGCCCTTTGATTGCCGCATTTGCATCGGCAATAGAACCACGCAGCGACGTGTTGCTCATAGCCGACATGGATGCGTTTAACTTGTCCAGGCCATCAGCAAACGCCAGTGACTCTTGTTTGGCTTGCTGTGCTTTCTGCCAGAAATAATACACGGCAGCGGCAGCTATCATCGCCACGCCTGCGGGGCCGCCAATAAGCCCCAATGCGCCGCGAAGTAGCGCCGTGCTTGCACTTGCCGCCCTCGTTGCAATGGCTGACGCTTCTTGCGATGCGATATATCTGCCGTTTGCTGCTGTGGCAACCCCGGTTGCGTCTGCGGTTGTTAATCGCGCCGCTGATACCTGAGCCTCTGCTGCCTTAACGGCATTAGAGCGCGCCTGCTCGGCTGCCATTTCCGTTGATGCCAGTTTCGCATTCAGAACGGCAGATGCTTGTTGCAACTGTGCCATTCGCGTTGCGGTGGCAATTCGGCCTTGTGTGCTGATCTGCGCTTTTAGTCGCTGCGTCTCGAGTGCTTTTTCTGACTCAATCAGAGCGATATTGGTGCGGATTGAAGCCGCTTCGGCTGTCGCAAGCTTGACCTCTTCAACTTCAGACGCCGCGGTAGCCTTGATGACATTAAGACGCGCCTGAGCAAGATTGAGCGCCGATACTGCCGCCGACTTATCAGCCTGGGCGATGCGTAATTTTGCCGAAGCCTCGGCTTCTGCCATCGCCGCCGACTCTGCTGATGCTTTTGCGCTGGCAATAGAGGCGATTGTATTTTTAACTTGCGCAGCGGTCGCCATTGACAGCGCGCCAGCAAAACGTGAACCCATTAGCAAGCCAAGACCAACGAAAGCCCCAGCAAGAACATCAAGGTTCTGGCTCAACGTTACGATGGTGCTATTAAAGCCGTTGTATGCTGATTTTATGGTGGACGATTCACCAACGAATTTCGTGACGTTGTTTGTGGCCACGGCGAATGCCTGGCCCATTGTCATTGTGGTATTGGCAAATTCTTTAGCGATCTGATCGCCCTGAGAGAGCAGCCCTTTCACGACAACATCGGTGGTTAGCTGTCCTTGCGCCGCCATTGCGCGGAGCTGGCCCACTGTTACACCAAGAGACTCAGCCAAGCCAACCGCCAGGCGGCTGCCGTTCTCTGAAATTGAGTTAAATTCTTCGCCGCGCAACACGCCCGAAGCCAGCGCCTGAGACAACTGAACCATTGTGGAACTTGCTTCTGCGGCGGTGGCGCCAGAGACAGCGAGTCCTTTGTTAATGGTTTCAGTCAGCTTAACCAGGTCTGCCGTGCTGGTTCCCGCGCTGCGGGTGGCTCTTTCGAGTCGCGCATACAGCGTGGCGGTTGCTTCAAGGCTGCTTCTGGTCTTCTGTGATATATCAAAAACACGCTGAGTAACATCTGCCAGTTCTTCACTCGGGCGAATGGCGTTAGCTAGTTTGTTGTTTACCGTCACCCATGCATCAGCATACTGAGCAACCTGCTGAACGGAGAGTGCGGCAGTTAATGCAGCAGCGACTTTGGTTAGTGATGAGAAAGACCGCTCGGCACTGTGTACGCTTCGCTCAGTGTTGTTGATACTCCGGGTGGAAGCATCAAAGCCGCGATTCATTCCGCTCAGGCTATCAGAAACCTGTTTCTGCCCACGCAGAAAGCCAGCAAGATCCATATCCACTTCATAAACGATGCTTCCAGCGTTCTGATTGGCAGCCATTCATTTTCTCCGGTCGTAAAAAAACCAGCCGGAGCTGGTTAGTGTTGTTGTGCTGCCATTGCCCTTCGGCGAGCTTGCTGAGCAAGGAAGTCATCGGTGACACTGTCATATTCTTCTTTTGTGAAGCCTTTCTGGTCTGGGTATTTTGCAGCAAGAAGCAGGGTAAATTCGGTCATTGTCAGATCGGCGGCATCATCACGATTCATTCCGAAATGGTTACGCGCTGCAATGATGTAATCGATAGCTTTAAACTCCGTCGAGTACTCGTTTGTTTCATGTCGCTGAAGCTTGCGAATCTTCGCTTTGCCAACAACGCCATGCTGCATCAGATGTTGAGCGAGCACGATAATATCTTCTTTGGGTAATGCGCCAGGGCGGTACACAACGCAATTACTCCAGCCCTTCCACTCACCGATTAGCGGAGTTAAATCATCATGTCCTTTGTAGCAGCAGCGCAAAACATGCATGGAGGCGGTGAGTAACTTTTCGCCCGGCATCTGGAATAGCGCATTTAGCATATTCTGAGGCAATGAGGTCGGCAGTTGGGAAACCTTGTCGATAATCTTCTGAATATCAGCGCCGTGAATCGTTGAAAACATGCTGACAATTTCTTCCGGTGCTCCGACTGCTGCCATCGCCTCGAAAGACGGCTTGAAGAAGTAATCCTTCCCATCTTCCCTGGCTTCTGAGAGACGCATTTCGCCAATATCCGTTAACGGTTTCATATGAGTTCCTTGAATGCCATTTTCGGGGCCACCGATAGATAGCCCCTGAAATGACTATCAGGTAATAGTCACGGTATGGATTGCTGCAAAGTTTCCATCTTCGGTATTCACGACAATTTGCGCGGATCCTGATGCCACGCGATTTACCGTTACAACATTACCAGCTTTGGTGGCAGTTGCTTTCGCCGGGTCAGTGCTGGAAACAGTAAATTCTTTATTTGTCGCGCCAGTCGGAGCCACAGTAACTGTAAATGTACTGGTTCCAGCCGCCGCGCCAGTACTGGTTGCAGGAGTCAACGTTACCCCTGTCACCGCCACCACATTGTTCTCGGAAACTTCTACCGTACTTGCATCGGCAACCTTGAACTCAGTAGAGAAAGTTACGATGTCGTTTGTGCCGCCATCTGAGCTAAGGGCGTTGATGATCATGTAACCAATAAAGGTTACCGGGCCAAAGCTCATACGCACCCAAAGAGATGGCTGGCGCGCAGCTTTGATTTCATCGGTGAAATACTTGATGAACTTGCCAACGCCGTACTGATCTAGCTTGTCCTGCTTGCGAACTTCGCCTTCGAAACTAAGGGTAAAGTCAGCATTGGTGACGATATTCTCAACGAAGCCCTGCGTATCATCGGCCTCACTTGTTACTGAGTTTGGTGACATATCAAAAGACTTTGAGGTCCCAGCGGCCAGCGCTTGCCATTCACTCTCAAGTGGTACTGTGTCAGCGCAACCATCGGCAACCTCAAGCACAATAGCCCGGCCGAATAGTTTGCTGTTGTCGGTTTGGCAGATAGCCATAAACGTCATTCCTCTTTCTTTAGGCAATAAAAAACCCGCACTATGCGGGTCTGTTTGTTAAACCATCGCTATCTGCCATGGTTTTCGTGATATCCGTACTTAATTTCAGCAAGTTTCCTGGCTGATAAGGCATCCTCTAGTGTTTGATATTGACCTAGGTTCACCTTTTTTACGCCGTCACTAATGAATGCGTAATATTTACCATTATCTTTTCGCTTATGAACCCCAACGAAGCCACTGGTATTGTTGTTATATTTTTTCGCATTCCGGGTATTTTCTTCGTTGCTTACGATGCGTAGGTTTTCAATCCTATTATCAGATCTTTCACCGTTAATATGGTCAACGAACCCATTAGGTTGAACCCCATGGTGTATCGCCCACACAAGGCGATGGACAATGTATACTTTACCCATCAACCTGGTGAGGAGGTATTTCCGATCGTTTAGGGAGCCAACATTTTTACCCGCATTGTCACGATTGAAGTTAACGTAAGCTGCTTTGCTTTTGAAGTGATGTTCTGGCCTATGCTTCCACAGCATAACGCCGGATTCTGCTTCATATAAAAAGCATTCACGCAAAAATTCAATGGGTAATTCTTTATTCTTATCAATTTCCATTACAACCTCGTCAAAGTTGCTCGTCGTTTGATGGGTGTGGCAACCCGGCGACGAAACCGGGCTTTCGGGGATCAGCCTAGCCACTGGTTAATTATACAGATTATTCCCCGTATAAACACGCAAAGAGTAGGCTGTAAACCACTCGACCCTCAGCGGAAAGCATTGGCCTTGGAAAGCCACCCACATTTTCGATATGACCGATGCAGTCATTAGGCATTGGGTTATCCTGGACAAATGAAAGTATGAGGTTAGCAATTTCATCAGCCACAGAATCACTATCCTTGGGACCAATAACATCAACCTTGACCATGTATTCAGAGCCAAGATCCTTTCTAATTGCCGAACCACCTGAAGGGCTAAACACTACGAATGCCGCCTTTGGTTGCTTGGTGTCCCTCCAGTATCTTGGTTGAGTAATTACGGTTGCTGGCAAGACCTGAGTTACCATCATGTCTCGCACCCTTTCGTACATTAAAGGTGTCATAGCGACATTTCCTGAATGATTGCCTTCCTTACCTCGTTTTCACTGTCTTTGGCAGGCCAGTACAGGAATTTAGGATTCCCATTCGGCCCCCAGATAACACCGCGAGAGCCTGGCGTTTCTCCGCGACCAACGGGACGGTCTGTTTGGGTGTTCAGGTATTTCCCAGGAGCTTCGTGGACAGCAGCGGCATAAGCAACTGAGTAGCCAACCCTCCCGAGAACCACCCCCCCCTTTGCCTCCACCTCACGGAATTGAGAGTTAACAAGGGTGGAAGTATCGCGTGGCACTTCTTTGGCAGAAGCAGCGCCAATGATGAACAGTGCAGAGTAAATTGCTCTTACCGACTTCTTGCTTTGAATGTTGTCGATGAGTTTATTGAGGTTCTGCTGAGCTTCTCGAATCCCCCTGACTTTAGCCACCATAGTTACACCCCGGTAATTATCGCGTAATCATCTGCAATTCTGTCGAACGTATCGGCATAGCGAATGACTTGCATGATTTCATCAGCTCCGGCGTTTAATGGGTCTGGGTCAACACTGGTTCCGATGAGAATGTAATCGCCTGTGGTGGCGTCAGCGTACTCGCTCCAAATCGTGTTCTTAGCGACTATCTCAGCGCCGATGCTGCCAATGCGCTTGCTTAGACTACCTTCGTAGTCGCATAGAATCGCGACCGGTGCCGAGTATCCGAGGTTGTCACCGCTTTCGCTGTAACCAAGCGTTTTCCAGAATGTGGCCGCCGCTGTATAACTCCAATTAGCTGCTGCTGACATCAACCCTCCCTCCAACTAACCACTACCGCGCCCGTAGCGCGAATGGTCACGCAGTTGATAACCCACTCACCGTTAGATTTCAGATAGCCGGTTGTTTCCCGGCCGGTATCCGTTTTCACCCATACTCGAGCGAATGGCTTCGGCAGGCTTTCGTTTATGGGCTTCCACATCAGCAGTCACCCACAACCATAAACAGCCCCACCGAGTTACCCACGCTAATCGGCAACTCGCCAGTGCATCCGCTGGTATCCAGTTGAGCCAGTGAATCACGCAGCCAGACAGTGCCGTCCTCGCCGTAATCAAACGAGCGTGACGCGCCAGAAGGTGCGCCCTGCGATTTGATGCGACGAGCACCGGATGATGTCGCCATGAGAGCCGCCGCATACATCAGGATGAGCTTTGACGTGCAATCGTCATAGCCAGCACCTTCGAGACACGGAATGATTTTGTTTACCAGGCAGAGAATAGGAGTCAGCAGAGCATCAGGAATGGCATACCCAAGCTCAGCGAGGAAGCCTTTTACATCATCTGCCGTGATTGGGTCAGCCATGGTTATTTCACCTTCTTCTTGAGCTCGGCGATCTGGTTTTGCGCTTCAGTCAGGTCAGCTTGCAGTTTCTGATTGTCATCCGTCAGTTCTGAAACCTTCCCGGTCGCTTCAGTCAGGTCAGCTTGCAGCTTTCCCAACTCATCAGGAGTAGCCACCTCAAAGGTGCGTGCTGCCAATGGCTTCGCTTTACCAGCTAACCACAGTGGAAGCTTCTCACCTTCGTAGATGTCGCCTTTCTTCAGATCGTGGCTATCGTGAGTCAGTAGCCACTGTTGTTTTTTATCAGTCATATATATTCCTGTCAGGTTGCCAGAATGCCAGCGGTGCGAAGTTTTGCGAGCAGGCCATTGAAGTCCTGTTGCGTTGGGGCGGCTGCCGCATCGGTAACTGCGGTTTGCTGCAATACGCCACCACGCTCTGTTGCAGTAGGGATTTTATTGCCAGCCATTGCGGTAGCTCCGGTGGTGCCGATAGCTACAGCGCCAATGGCTGTGCGAGCGGCGGCGGCATCAGCAGCGGTAAGCACTGATTTGCCAACGGTAGTGGCGTCGGTGATTTGGTCGCTCGTTACAGTGCCACTGCCACCGGCTGGCTCAGTGAACTGACCTCGCTCATCGAGATATTTCTTAGCCATCATTTGCCTCATTACGGGGCCGAAGCCCCATCGGTTAGGATTTGGTGGTCTGCACGTAGCCAGCCTGGCCAGTTGCGTCGAATTTCAGTTCGACAGCAGCAGCGGCAATGACGGTGAACACGTAATCATCTTCAGGGTTCTGGCGAACCTTCGGACGAACGGTCATCGGCATGCCATTCAGCACCTGAACAACATCAGGACGCTTGCACACGCCGAGGATTTCGTTAGCTGGCACTTTTGATGCAGGGATGATTGCGGCAATGCCTGGGATTTCCATCAGAGCAGCAAGGATCTTCTTCGGATACGTCGCCACATACTCAGTTGAGGATGCGTAGAACCAGTCTGAGTAATTCAGATAGATGGTTACTGGCGAGTAGAAGTTCTTGGCATGCAGGGCAGCGATGGTTTTCTTAATCGCATCAGTCCACGCGGCGCCATCGGCACCATTCAGATCGACACCATGCGTTGCGGTGGCACGATTAGGTGCATTACGCAGGCCCGTGAGCGTAGCGCCACCAACGTTGATATTTGCGTCACCATTCAGTGCGATATCTTCCAGCTTCTCAGCCACTTTGCGCATGTGGTTGTAGCGCGCTGCGGAGTCCAGAGAATAACCTTCGCTCTGCGCGGCTAACATCTGGCGCCAGCCGAAAGAGAACTCGCTGTCGATGATCGGCAGTGGCGTACCGTGGTAATCGATGACCGGCGCGTCATTTTTGGCTTTTCCGCGACCATCCAGGCTGATATTCACATCACCAGAGTCGGATACCGTCTGGAAGTAGTGAATAAGTTTGCCGAGGTTCATCGGGCGGCTGTTAGTTGCTGCGAGGTCAGAGAACACCGCCAGCACATCTTTCTGCACCAAAATGGCATCACGATCCCACTCACCCCAAACATCTTTAGGCAGAGTTGAGGCGTTACCAGCCAGCGCATTACCAGCCATCACAGCGCCAGCCACTTCGCTTAAATCGAAGCCATTCATCTGCGCCATGCGGCGATGCTGAGCATCCCAGTTTCGGCGCGAATTGAGGATGAACGCCTGTTGTTCTTTCGTAAAACGTAACATTGATTATTCCTTATGCTTTGGCGTATGGAGTAGAGAGGATCACCACATCGCCGAAACCTTCAGCAGCCAATGTGCGACCTGCTTTTTCGTCGAAGGTAGCAATAACCTGGTTGCCAGTTGCGGCAGCCTTGAACACACCGCCAGCACCAATAGTGATTTCCTGACCAACGGTGTAAGCCGCAGCCGCCAGGCGAACGTTGTATTCCTGCTCGCCTTCAACGCGATAGGCCACGCCAGTTTCGTTTGCTGCGTATGCGGTATCGATGGTCTGACCGGAGAAGCGACGGTTGCCGAGAATTAACCAGCGGCCTGTTGCGTCGGTTGATGCAGCCAACTTTCCAGAGGCAATCTTGACGGCGATGCCTGGTGTTGACGCAGCTGTTACTGGCAGGTTGATGGTTTCCGGTTCACGCTCTACCGGCCCACGATAAATGACGTTAGCCACCATTATTTGTTCTCCTCAATTGCGGCGTTCATGTCGTAGTCTTTCCAGGTGTCGCTTTCAGCGTTAGCCTGGAATTGACTGTTCAGGCCAATGCTTGTCTGGCACTGAGCGAACATGTCATTCAGTGCGTCGCCAGTCAGCGAGTTGATCGCCGATTCAGTCATGAACGGGAACTTCGCTTTCACAGCCTGACGTTTTTCACCAAGCTCTTTGTTGGCATTACTCTGCAACTGCTCTTGCAAAGGTTTCACTGCAGCGTTTACGGCGGTAGTGATCATGTCCTGCAATTGCTGATTGGTTGCAGGTTCGGCTTTCACTTTGGGCTTGCCGGTTGCCGGGTCGATTTCCTCATCGCCTGCAGCGGGTTTCTTCGCTTGTTGGTTGAAGGCATCCCAGACCTGATCGTCGGTCAGCCCGTCGGTTTTAACGCCAGCGGCATTGAGCGCGGCGATCATCTTTTCTTTCATCGGGTTTAATTCTCCGTTAGTAATGACTTCGTACTCAGTTGGTTTGCGCACGACTTCAACCGCATCTCCGACAAGCGTTACTTCGCTGTCATCAATGAGGTATTTCTGCTGGAAGAGTTTTGCCCCTTCCTCGTAAATGAATTTGTCAGGCCAGACGCTGACGATGTAACGCCAGATATCGCTGCCTTGTGGCGCGCGAATGGCATCGCAGAGCATTCGGTGGACTTCATCGAATGAAGCGCCTGAGTTGTGGAAGAGATAGAACTTGGCCTTATTGAAAAGGCCATCTTTCATGCTGTTCGCGGCATCGATCAGGTTCACCGACTCAACATCGCTGCTGGTTCCGTCTGCGTTAACAAACATCCCCACGCCTTCATCTGGCGTACCGGCTCCAGGCTCATCAAGCAGAATGGCTACGTGGTCAAATTGCATGTTGTGGGCGATATGCGTGTGCTTTTTGCCCTTCGACTCGCCTGACTTCTGCTCTTTGTTCAGCAGCAGGCCGGTTGATACGTGAATTGGCTCGGCGTTATTACCGGCGATCATGTCATCAAGGCGCTGAATCAGGCGCTTGCCGCCTGGCTTTGAATCAGCAACGGACTTGTTAACGTAAACGTCCATCACGACTTTATCGCCAGCCTTACTGACGTTCTGAGCCCAGGCACCTACGTGATATTCATTCACCGCGCGCGGGTCGTTAGCGCTGACGTAATTGCCGTCTACTTTCGGATGAGACAGAGGCATAAGCTTCCGTTCCATCGTTGCGTAGCTGTTGTTAATCTCCTCAGCCGGGTACAAAACGCTGTTCATCACAATGTCATCGACGATCGGAACCGCACCACGAATGACGTAGTGTTCCTGCCCGTTGATAGTGGTCGTTGAGATGTTTGAAGCGTTGATGGCCAAGGATTTCACATGAATGCTCGACAGCTTCATGCTGAGTCCTCATTGGTGGATTTCAGGCAATAAAAAAGGCCGCTATTTGCGACCTGTGTAGATTAAGTTGATGGTTTCCAATCCTCTCGCTCTTTAGCGAGTTTTTCAGATAGCCCTTCGTTGTAGAGATTGCCGTCATCATCAAGCAGGCAAGGGACATTGGCGCAGAAGCAATTGTATGAGTTGCCACCCTGAGAGTAGAAGTCTGCAACCTCTTCCGTTGAGTACGTTTTGCCATGCCTTGCCCGGTGCCACGCCCTTGTTGTCGGCTTTAAAGCTGATAACCAGAGAATTGCCGTGTTCAGACCAAGCCGATCCTTTGCCCAATCCGTTTCATTGCGCTGCGCCTGCCTTAAGGCACCAACTTGCTCTGACTGGGCGATGGTTTTTGCTTTGGACATCGATACATCTAATCGCTTACTAATGATGGATGCGGTTTCTCTCGGGTTAACACCTCTGCCAATCGAATCAGCAATCACATTAGCCAGGTCAACACGGGCAGCATCGCTTATGCCCTTCCAGTCGCTGTACGTGGACACGAAAGCCGATGCGACCTGATTCTGGTATGCCGGGGTGCTTAAAAGCTGCTGTAGCGTCGTTTGGCTGGCGTAGATTGGTGACTGCACCGAAAGGTTTGTGAAAGCGTTCAGTGTGCCGCGCTGATATTCCTCGGCGACGTAATCAAACGCCCACAGGTTCTGGCTGCCACCCTCGAGCAAGTGGTCATCCAGTATCGTCTGCACCACCTGCAACAGGTCGGCTAACTGCACCGCTGTCATGTCGTAGATAAACGTGCCAGCGTTCACCTGGTAGAGCGTGTCAGGCTGATTACCATTGCGAGCAAGGATATAACCGTACATCGAATTACTGGCCCGTTCGCGCCCGGTTAAACGCATATCGAATAACTGCTTCAGCGCGACCTTGATGTCGTAGTAGCGCTGCTCGATGTCTCGGTACATCCGGTTTACTGCGCGGTAGGATTGAGTCGGGTCAGCTTTGTTGCGCGGTATTATCGGGCTGCCGGGTTTCGGTTGGTTGTTCAATTGGCTTACCTGTCAGCGGGTCGATGTTCTTCGCCGATTCATCAGCGCCCTTTGGCTTCTCTGCCTCTGGCAATGGGTCATAACCGCCAACTTCGCGGATCTCATCCTCAGTGAATGCCGGAGTTCCGTAAGCTGATTGGGTGTCCTTCGCAACCGTCGCCATGTCTTTCATGTTGGCAATCTTCTCTTTCTCACCCGGAGCCAGAAGATCAGCCCATGAGACTGTAACCTCTTCGCCCGCTGGCGGCTCGATGATGCCAATTTGCCAGAAGCGGGTTAGTAGCTCAGTGATGCGGTCAGTGAGGAAGCCATTGCGACGACCGTTACGGCGAATCGCCCAATCTGTTTTGTCCTCATCACTCGCCAGGCGTCCGGTCTGCTGACCAAACAGGATAGTGAATGGCATCTGAACCGATGCGGCCAGTTCGTTTGCGGTGACTGTCCATGTTGGCGCGGGGTCGCCTGGGGTTACTGACAGAACATTCAGACGCCCTGCCTGCATCACTGCTGCTGCGTCAGTGCCACGGTTAAGCCGAGTGAACTTGTCATTCATCGCCTCGCCAAGGTCTGCATATCCAGCTTTCTTAGCCTGAGCATCAAGGGTTCCGATGTCGGTTTCCTTGTCGAACTCAGCGGCCATTTGTCGGCTGGCATTCTTCAGGAACCCTTCGGCACCGCCACCTGAGATTTTTTCGAGGTCGAGCAGCTTGTTATATCCAGACTCAAGCAGCGGGATACCAGACAGTGCACTCTCATCCTCCGCGCCTTCACAGAAGATGATCACCCGACTCGGATGCACAGGCTCACCGCGCGTTGGGCCAACAAATTTGTTATCACCGACAGGCATCTCGTTGAAGTTGAACATTTTAGGCTGTCCAAAATCATCAGATAACCGGTCATTCTCCCACTCGGCGACGGTCAACTGTTGTTCCCATACCGGAATGAGCTTAACCAGGGCTTTATCTTTCAGGCTTTTTACGAGCGCCGTGTTAATCGGCTTGTCCCATGTCTGATTGTCCCGAACCTGAATCAAAAGTGCAGAGTAGCGACCAACCATATTTCGGCGGTCAGCATCCTTCACCTTTGCCCAGTGTTTTTTCATCAGCCTGGTGACATTTTTTTCCCATGCCGTTGTCTCGCGGGCCTCGTTTGCCTCTTCACCTTCAACGATAACCGGCAAGTCCTGCCAGCAACCATCAAGCAGGCGATGCACAACTGCAAAGCCAGCGGCATTGCGGCGGTAAATCCGGTAGAAGTCATTGAACTCTATCTGCTGCGGGTAACCGAACTCCTGATAAAGCATTGGCCGCTTGGTGTTACCAGACATTCCGGTAATGGCCTGAATGTAGCTGTTTCGCCGCATTTCGGTGGCGAGGCTATTCACAGCCATTTCCAGGCTGTTGTTTTGTTCGCTCACGGCGATTACTCCTTAGAAATAGAATGCCCCGACCTGCTTCCGGTTGTTCTTGGCTACAGCGAAGTAGCGGAACCCATCAGAGCCGTGCGATGTTTTGTCGTGAAGCGGTTTGTCTTTCCAGCATCCGCGCTTGTCGTCCCACTCTTTTCGATAAGCTTCGAGGTGGGATATGCCTTCAGCGCACTTATCTTCATCGAATACGCACCTGGGTAAGACTTCGCGCACCGACTCAATGCCGGTATCAACGCCAGTTTTAGGCACAACCTTGAATGTCATCGAGTAAACCTGACCGTCAATTTCGTAACCTTCCCGCGCTAACTCTTTGCGGGATTTAGCATCCGATCCGAACTCACGGTTTTCGATGTCATGCGGCCCCCAGTGCTCACCGTATTCATAGCCACGGTCTTTCAGCACCTTCATATAATGGCGCAGGCCTTCACCTGAGTTTTCGTAGTAGTCGATGACGTGGAACTCTTCACCAACCTCTCGCACGAACCAGATAGCCGTTGAGTCACCCACGCCGATATCCCAGAACGTGTGAACCGGTAGATGTGAGTTATCAGGCAAGGTGCCAATGCGTTTGTTGGTGTAGAGCCAACGGAATTGTTTGGCGTAATACGCGCCTTCAACTGACTGCTGGAATGCCTCGGCGGGGATAGTCGGATATTCCCGCTTCATATCATCGCCGAGTGTTTTCTCTTTGGCGTAGTACCAGGCCTTTTGGCGCTCGTTGAGAGTTACACCTTGCTTGGCTTCCATCTCCGCAAAGTAATCAACCAGGCGCTGCGGTAATGGCTCTACCGGGTCAATTGCATACTGCGGATTCTTCCACCAGGAGAAGAAAAAGAATTTCCAGTCGAGCGCGGACAACCGCTTGCCTTGCAACTGAGCTTTCTCAGCCGTCTGGCAGTAATCGAAGAAGTAACCGGCGCGACCTTCTGCCGTGCTCTCGATAGTGGCAAAGCATCCGGTTGATACCGCTTCAAACGCACCAGTGACAATCTCACGTGCTTTGTCTGGATACTTAGCGCATATCTTGCCGAACTCTGAAACGTGCAGGTAACGCAGCGTACCGCCACGGAATGACGTGCTTACGTAGAGTGATCCGCCCTTCTTGAATACCAGCTCGCCCGCCGAGTCATTGCTTGCCGGGTTAGCGGCTTTGATTTCATCGGGCAGGTTGTCGTATGCGTACTTCACCTTTTCACGAAACAGGCGCTTTGCGTCGTTCAGCGTGTGGGCTATCAGTGCGCACTTGGCAGACTCGAACAGCGCCGCATCCAACTGGATAATGCACACCTCAGTCGTGAAACCGAGCTGGCGAGCTTTAAGGATGATATTGCGAGTGTGGATACCTTCGAAGTATTCGCGCTGCTCAGGCGTCATCCTGAAGCGTATCGGCTTGCCTTCTTTGTCGGTGATCCAGTAGAGATTATTTAATCGGAAATCTTTATCGCTCAGTAGCGCAAGATGCTCTGCTTTCATGCTCGCGAACCCTCTTACACTCTCTGGACACAACATCGCGAGAGCGTCCGGTTTCCTTTTCTATTTGCCTATAGCTCATCCCTGACTCCCGCATTTTTAGCCATAGCGAAACCTCTTCATTGATGAAAGACGTTCTGGCAGCAACTGATGCTTTCACCCCATTTATTGAAACAGGCCTGCCGCATAATGCTTTGCTAATGTTCTGCCTGGTTTTATCTGAAACAGGAGGCATAAATCGACCAGTAAGTCTTTCTGAATGAGCCAATCTCTGCTCTTTAGACCACTCATTCTTTTTCCTTGTCCCTTTCGCGATGGCTTCACGTTGAGACAGTGACCTTGCCAACCTTTCTTCACGACCCTGAACCCTGCCAGTGTTAGCTTTTGCAGCTGCGAGGGCTGAGTCTGAAACATCTACCGCATTAAGAAGCCCTGGGCCGACTCGCCAGATATGAAATTGCTCCCGGCACAACATAAAATTCAAATCATCGACAATTTCAATAACCTCGAAGACGAATGACTCCTCTCCGTATTTATCGAAGCAGCGTTGAAAATGACGAGAGTGATGCTTCCCATTTCTTAACAGGTGGAGGTGCTCACTGCGCCTTTGCTTTTCCGATCTCACAGTTGAACCGACATAACGCTTACCATTTTCGGTGCAAGTGAATTGATAAATCTTACCGGTTCTCATTAAGCCCCCTGAGACAATGAATCCATCAGGTCAGAAAGCTTGCCAACCACGTTATCTGTTTCTGGCCCGCCAATGTCATATGCCTGGCGCTCAAGCCCGATCAGGTTCTTCAGCGTGTCGGATAAGTCTTTCATCGACTTAACTCGGCCCGGCATGCTGATAACTTTGTTGTACAGGTCATTAAGCTTATCCATGCCTTTGTCGTCTTCCCGGCGCAGTAGCTCGCCAAGTTGCTCCAATGCGGCAACATCAGTGCATTCAGCCTCAAGCTCTGCAAGCAAAGAATTGGCAATGTTACGCGCGCGACGAATATCGCCACGATGTTCCATGCGGACGTTGGCAATGACTTCGGCGTTAGCCTCAATCAGTATCCGTTCGTTGGTAGCCGTTTCAGTGGATACCTTGCTGGATACCTCGCGTTTGGATACCAGCGCGTCAGCCTTGGCTTTTATCTTCGCCTTGAGGTCACGTTCCCATCCATCACGCTTTGCTCGCTTATTCACAGCGCCGTGAGTGATGCCATGTAACGAGGCAATTTCTCTTATGGACATCAAGCCAGCCCGGTAAGCCGATTCGATGGCCTCCCAATCTGGTTTTGCCATAACTGTTATCCCTTGGTTTCTTCTTCCACTACCGACTCAACTTTTCTGAGCATTGGCATCCGATGGCATGATGGGAAAAAGTTGAGAGCGCATACGCCATCAAACTCGACCACTCTCCCGCAGGTTAAGCACCTGTAGGTTGTCTTACTCATCGGTCTTCTCTTCCACCACCGGTACGAAGTGGAATTGCTCAACACTCTCTGGCTTGAAGAATCGCCACTCGCCATTGTCCTGCGCTAACGCTACGAAGCCGTTAACCAGTTCAGGTTGCTTGCGCGTCATCTTTCCGGTGAATGTTTCTTTGTTGGTAGTGGTGATAGTGATTTGGTATATGTCGGACATTTGGTAGTCCTCTGGTTGTCATTATCGAAGCCACTGCTCGAATGGCTTCTGTAATGGCTAACGATAATCACGATAATATTCGCCGTGATATTTCTCTCGATACTCGTTAGCTACTAACTCTGCAAGCTCAAGATCCTGAAATGTTCCAAGGTATGCTTTCTTGTTGCCAACGCCATATTGCACATACCACTTCCTGGACGCCTTATGCCAACAAACACCTCTCACGCCAGAGGTATTCCTGGCTGGCATTTTGATGTTGTACTGATTTTTAGCGCTGGTTGTTTCTCGAAGATTCTCGATGTGATTATCATCACGAACGCCATTTATATGATCTATTTCGATAGGCCAAATGTTGTGATGCAGAAAATATATCAGGCGGTGAGCCCTAAACTTCTCACCGCAAATAGAAACATCTATATATCCATCTTGGCGCATCCAGCCAGCTTTCTTGCCCGCCTTTTTCCCATTAATCCAACCGAGCTGCCCAAGGTCATTATCGTAATAATACCTGGATAATATTTCCGCTCTTGTTGGAAGCCATGCGCGGTCAGACTTATTAGCCATTGCGTTATACCTTTTAGAAAGATGAGCCTGTTCGCACAGAAAAGCCGCCCCGAGATGGTCGCCACCATATACGGCAGTTCTCAGGCTCAGCTTTCTGAAAGACTCGGGAGTGTTATGCGCTGCGACGCGCGGAGGTTATTGAAGGGTTGATTCCAGTTTCATTCTGCCATGGCACTGGTTGCCACCATGAGCGCTCAAACCCTGCTGGTTGCTACAGCAGGAAAACACGCGGCATTACTCGTTACGTGGAATACAGCACACTCGTCAGAGGGAGTCCTCAATGGAGGCTGAGTCGTCGTTAATGCTGTCACGGGTTTACGTGGAGACGAGGCGGCTCACACGGTGATTAAGGCATTAAAAAAGGCCGCCGATTGGCGACCTGATTATGTGATGACATTATTTTATGGTGATGAAATTGCCGTTAACTGTAGTGCAGTATTCAAGCGCATCCTCATCAATAAAACTTGGCCGATTTGCCGTCATTGATGGCTCGCCATGCCCGGGAGCGGAGGTATTTGGTGTCATCATAACTATGAGCCTGATGCCACCGAACTCAGCACGGAAGCCATTGGTTATATCAACCACGTCACCCGCATCGTTTATCCAATCGCCAAATGGAAAGTAGACATCCTTCCACTTTACTTTCATTCCCGGCAAAGGCTTAACCTTTTCCTTGGGAATATTCAGTTCGCTCTTGGCGTTACGCCAATCACCTAAATTCATGACTGCCTCGCCTATTTAGCAGGAGTCCAATTACCCCACACCGGCGGCTTGTCGGCAACATCGTAATAATGCTCAATAGCCTTCATTGCGGCATCAGTGCATTCCTCGCAGTGCGACGGATGAAGATGGTTGCCTTTTGAATCCATCGAGCATGAACATCCCTTGCGCCACTCCTCAATTACTTTGAGTGGGTGCATGGGCGTTTTTAATTCGCGCATTTCCATAACAACCTCGTCTTAGTTGCTCGTCAGATAATGAATGGCAGGCGGTGACGATGCCGCTTTTCGGGAGCTACCCTAGCCACTCATTGATTATACCATGTTCGATTGTCGCAGGTTTGTGGTGCTTCACAGCATGACTTCCCCACTTCTCGTCTTTCCGAGCCGCCAAGATTGGATCACTCTCCTTGCGGGGCTACACAATCTGGTTCCTTGTCGGAGGATTCATTTCACATCTGTAATGGAATCGTATGACCGTTCACACGCCAGGCCATTTACTCGCCATTCGTCAGCAGTTGCTGCCAGTTGCTGATTTCTTTCGACAGATTTGCTGAGCACGTCGGCAAGCAATACTCCGGAGTTGGCCCTTGTCGCGCTTGCGTTGGCAATTGCGGAAAGCTTGCTGGTTTCACTTGCTGCGAACTGACGCCGGATGTTTGCGATGGTGAGCTGCAACTTGTCAGCAGCAGACCGAGCGTTAGCAGCATCAAGCCGCGCTTTGTCGAGTTGAGTTTGTGCATCGGCTGTTACCTGGTTGATTTGGTTCTGGCGGCGCTGCTCTTCGGTGCGCTCTTGCTCTTGTCGCCCGGCTAACTCAAGGAGGTCTTTAGCGTCACGCTTGGCCCATTCAAGTTTCCAGTCACGATTAGAGTCGAACTTTCCCGACTCGTAGCTGTTGTGATGAACGCCCCATAGCAGAAGGCCAGCCAGCAAAATTAATGCAATCGGCTTCCAGTTATCTTTCAGGATTGAGGGGATCATGCCACCACCCCGCCAGCCTCTTTGAACTTGCCGATCAGGTCACCAAGTTTGTGTTCGCGCTGGCCATAGCCGGCACCAGGCAGTGACGCCCAGATGTTTGAGCATTTCTGAATTGCCGCTGCAATGTTCCCAGCATCAATATCAGGCAGGGCTTTGCGCTCTTTAATCTGCTGCAATGCGACCGCATCCTGACTCGCAGGAGAGAAGTCTTTCAGGCCGAGTTGTTTGCGATATGCATCCCAGTAACGGGAGAGCAATTGATATCGACCAGCTGCCGTTGATTTGATACCGAGCCGCGGCAGGTCAATGAGCTTTCGAGGATGGTCGGCGTAGCCACTAAACAGTGAGCCACCAACAATCACGTTGTATCCGTTGTCGCTTCCCTTGATGCGACTTGTGCCTTCCGACCAGGCCAGCATATCCAGAAAAGCTTTACGGTTGTTGTTGGTTGGCATTTGCTGCTCCGGCTTTATTCAGAAGACGCGACTCCAGCGCTTTAATCAGTGTCGAACCAGACCAGCCCGCTAATCCGCAGATTGCCCCAGTCACTTCCATTGGCCATTTGTAATGCATTGCCGCAAGCATCATTAGCGAACCAGCAAACAGCGAGATGATTAGCTGCAGTGCTAACATCACCCAGCTAAATCTGGCGCCATTAATGACCCGGTAGGCATAACTGGCCATAGCTCCCAATAACGTCATGAGAGTTGCCAGTAGCAGCGCAAACAGGTCGGGATTATTTCCAGGCATACGCATATCTCTCACCTCGCTATCGTAAGCAGGTGCTGTCTGTGTAATCGGGAAAGCGCCATCCATGCCACGGCACGTTATCTATGAGTGATATTGGTTGCTGGATGGTTGGCGCTAAATAAGAAAGGCCGCCGATTGGCAGCCCTTAAATATCGTACGTTAATGTTTTCATATAGTTACTGCATGGTACCCTCATGAATGAAGGAACCAGAAAAGAGGCTTTGAAGCTACGCAACCGCCAAGAAGCTCACTCCAAAGCCCCTCCACCGCACTCACCACAACTGAAAGAGCATTCCCATCTTTATGGTGGATTCACAGAGCGATAGGCCTATCACTTGGAATGCTCTTACATGATGTGCAGAAACGAAAAAGCCCCGCATCAGCGAGGCCTCTTTTAAATCCACCGTAACAATCAGACGGATTTGTAGTGTTAGGATGAAGATTAGTCTTTTTTTCCGCGATATACAATGGTTAATTTCTACCAAAATCCATATCAGTAGAAATAACTTATCAGTTTGTGACTTTTGACAGCATTAAGTCAGCAATGGCCTCTTCTTTGTGGCATTCGCTAACAAGCATCTCAAAGAATGGCTGCACGTGGTCATAGGCAAATGTTTTCTTCACGTCCCATGCCGTTTGGATTGCCTCCAGAACGGTTGAAAACTTTAGCCTGCGGTAACCACGCCCGGAGCACTTGTCGCAATCTTCCCAGACAGGAATGCCACCGAGTGCTTCAGTCTTATCCTTGTTCACCACTTTTCCTTTCCCGTGGCACCGGCATGAGTTACTAACCACCTTCTTGCCGCCGCATGGTTTGCAGAGAGCGCGAACCACCTCCCGCTTAGGCTTGAGATCGTTACCAGGCATTGGCTTATCGAATCGCACAAGCTTCACATCGGATAGCTGCGTCATCTTCCCCATTGCCGCTTTCATGGTGAAAACTTCGGCCACTATGAATCCTTCCCCAGAGCAGCATTCGCATTGACGAACACTAGCCGCGCTGCGTGAATAATCCTGATAGGCAAAAGTTGCGAGTATTTGCAGAACCCTTTGCTTAATATCTTCATCAAGTTCTGAGATTGTCCGACATTGCCCTGCAAGGCGTTGTGCGATTTCATAAAGTCCCTCTACTGCTTTATCTGGTGCGCTGATGCCAATCTTCGCCAGATACAAATCCAGACCGATGCCGCTTTTAAGTCCTGCAAGACCTAATGCGGCCATCACTTCACTAATGCTCAATGCGTCAGAAGCTGTTGCCCTGGGTGCATCGGTGATGTGTGGGGATTTTGGTGCGAAGTATTTTCCGATCGCTTCAAGTCTCATGCTTCCCCCTGCAACTGGCGTAATGTGAGATTCCCGCAGAACACGGCGCCGGTATCGATGTAGTTTTGATTCCAGTATTTGAGCGGATTCTTTGCCGGGGTATGCCCGAAGATAAACTCGTCTGCACCGGCTATCTGGCTGCCGATCCCGTCCCATGCATTGCTGACTCGCTCACGATTCCATATGACCTGCTCGTCGTTAACCGGCTTGCCAAACTCATATTCGTTGTGCGGATAGTCGGCGTGACAGATGACAATTTTCTGACTTCCGGTTTGTAGTTCGATAATGAGCGGGAGGTTATCGACTTTTTTAATGAGGGTTTTCGCCTGGTGGCTCTTGTCGGCATCAAGATAGTAAAACCAGTCGCCGCCATTGTGCATCCAAAGAGATTCGCGCCAATTATGGAGGACTGCATCAATCATCATCTGCTCATGATTGCCGCGAACAGCCTTAAACCATGGGAAGTTGATGAGGTCCAGGCATTCGATGTTTTCGGATCCACGGTCGACGAGGTCGCCAACGGAGATAAGCAAGTCTTGCGTGGTATCGAATCCGATTCCATCCAGCTTGTTCATCAGTAGCGTGTAGCAGCCGTGAAGGTCGCCAACTACCCAGATATTTCGATAAGCGGAACCGTCTATTCGCTGATAGATTTCTTTCACAGTCTTGCCCTCCGGCGCTGTTTCGCTTTACGGCGCTCTGCTGCTTTGCCGGTGTGACGGCTATTGGTGAGCGGGTATGAGTAGCAAGGTGTTCGCATCGGCTCGGCAATTGGCGTTGGCTGCCAGAGTTGTGCCATCAATGCTGCGCTTATTGCTATTAAGGCGCGTGTTTTCATGCTGCATGCTCCATTGTTCGCTTGCGTAGTTTTTCGTAATGGCGAGCCCGGCGCGTGAAGATGGATTTCACACGTTTCAGGTAGTCGATATCGAACTTGCGTGGTTTGTTGTCGTGCTCAATGCGCTGTACGCGCTCTGGGCCGATTTTCTCGATGAGGTTGATACGGAATGGAATCAGGTTGCCGGATAGCTCCCTGTTGCATCTCACGCAGCCTGCGTGGATGTTGAAAACGTTAAATCTTAAATGTGCTGCCGAGCCTCTTGAGCGGTAATGACTTGCGTCTACTGCCCCACCTCTTACCCCGTAAACCAATGGCTTCCCGCATGCTATGCAAGGCTTACCGTAATCACGCCAGAAGATGAACCGGTTAACGGCTGCCTGAGCCTCTTTGTTCCAGTCGGATGCGGTCTTGAGTTTCTCCCGCCTGACTTTCAGATTGGCGCGTTCCGCTTTGTCTTGCCTGGCTTGCTCTTTTTGCTTGCCGTGGGATATGGCGCAAGGTATTGAGCAGGTTCTTTGGAGTGAGTTACGAGGGGTAAATTCTTTGGTGCAGATGGCGCATGTCTTGGGATTCGGTGGCTTTCGCCGTTCAGCCATGATAAATAACCTCCTAGATAATATGGGGATATAAAATGGCAACTTATAAGCAAATTCAGGAAGATATTAAGAGCTCACATGGTGTATCAGTGAAAACATGCCACATAGCTCATGTGAAACATGATCACAACCTGACAACCAGAACGGCCCCAAACAGAATTGATAGCAATTCCCGAGTTTACCCATGCCCTGATTCGTTCAAGATTTTGATTGAGGAATCGATGCGGAAATTTGGGATGATCCCTTAGTTTCTACATACGCCTTATGAGCGCATTCGTTACATGCGTAAACTTCGCCAGCCTGCAAAGGCCTTGTACACGCTGCGCAATATCCTGCTGCTGCGTTGCTGTTGCGCTCGTATCTGGCTGTTTATGTCGGGCTAAGCATCATCTTTCCTCTTCTGCTTGTTGTAGACAGCCCAGCTGATTGCATCGAGCTTCTTGCGTCCGACAGCGTCGATAAGGTGAATACCTTCGTGACAACTGTGATTGGCTTTCACATCATCTTCGAGTTGCTGCAACTGCTCGTATGTGTGGGTTGATAGCTTGATCCGGTTCCAGCCGAAGTTTCTGGGTAGCGTCGTCATGCTCTTGTCCTTCTCATGCGATCCCATTTAGCGCGCAACAGGACGTAAACGTAGTCATACGTTTTCACCTGGCTTTCGGTTGGGATTGGTTTGGGTTTGTTGCGGGAACGTTTGGTGGGTTTGAATATGGACGCGTCCATTACTGCGACTATGCTGCTCTTTCGCTGGCGCATTCCCCTCTCCCTGCTACTGCGGCACCGTATTCCATCAGCAGGTCACGCTCTACAAAACTGACATTGCAGACGCCCAGCATGTGCGGATTCCAGATCAGCAGCATTGAACCTTTGTTGTTCCCGCTCACTGGTTTGCCGGTATCAGCGCGGACAAACGAAAGTCGGCCGCCAGTGATAAACCGGATTTCACTGCATGTGCGTTTGGCCTCATTGAACCAGCCAACCGATGTATCTGCAGGAACCAGCATCACCGCGCCATGCTCGTCGCTATCTATCTGCGAGGCTTTTCTCACCCATGGAGTGATGTCGCTGTATGGTGGGTTAATCCAGATATAACCAGGCGGGAAATAAATATCCCATTCGGTTTCCAGAGCGCTCTGCTCTTCGGTCAGGTAAAGCGGATAAAGGTGGTTCGCGTCGCTGGCGGCTGCATCACCAACAAAGTGAAATTCTTTGTTTAGCGCGGCGGCTATTTCCGGTGGCGTTTGCCATAAATTGCGGATGTCGATCGGAGTGTTACTACCGGTGTAATCGCTCATGAATAGCGTCCCTCTGTGAATTTAATCCCCTGCCCAACTGCCCAGGCCGTGACATATTCGATAAGACTCGCCATGCGGCTGACGCTCATCTCTGCGCTGCTCTCGCGGATGTTTACGAACTCACCCTCAATGCCCGGCACAATCTCGGCCTGCTGCTTTGTGGCGACGGTGTGACCGCTGATAAGCAATACCTTCCACTGTTCAGGTTTCAGCTTCTTGCCGCACCATTCAGCCTGGCGAGCAATGTCACCTAATAGCGCGTGGAATTTTGCATTCTGGTCGAGGTTTCGTTTGTAGTCGGAGATGCGGATTGTTACGGGTCGATCTTTGTCAGTCAGGAGGGAGTTGATGATGTTTATTGCGTTCTGCCTGATTCGTTCGTCACGAAGCATTAGCGTTTGCTTCATCGCTATCTCCTTTAACGGTTATGCCAGCGGCGCGGAGAGTGACTTCGCAGTATTCGATTGCATCATCCCACACCGATTCTTCACCGTTGTCACAGTTGCACTTATCAAGCTCTACGACGATTGCAGCGCGGCTGGCTTGCCACCATTTCCATGCATCACGTGCAGCCAGAGAGTAATAATCAATATCAGGTTCTTCATCGGTGCCGTGGTTGTACATTTCCAGAAGCAAATCGAGGTGTTTATCGAAGCTGTACTGCTTGCGAAACTCAGCTTCAAACTGCGCCCTGCTGTCTTCAACCTTCAGTGGTGATGTGGTCATATATCCTCCATAAAAAAGGCCCGCGATTTGCGAGCCTGTTATTCGAGTCCGGTGATGCGACTAAAGAGCGCGGCAATCTTTGAAGTCGTCGAAAATCCTGTTCGCCCACGGATAAGCCACTGGAATGGTATCGTCAGCAAGTACAATGGAACGAACCACAGCCTGTTAAGTCGCTGCCAGAATTTGGCATCACGCGCACCCATCCACTTGGTGTTATCGACAACCTGATAAGCGAATTGCGATGGCTGCAAATCATGATCGGCATAAGTATCTGAATCACCATCACACAGAAAACGTGATATTTCTTTCCAGTTCTCGAAACCCTGCTCTTTGAGCTTCTTCTCAAGTTCATACCGATACAGAACTGGCACCCATCCACGCCTGTAAATCATGCTCTCACCCCACTCAATAATTGATTAATCCGATACCCGATCCAGTTGGCGCGGCACTCTTCGAATACTGAATTGCCCGGAGTTGGCTCAAGGAAGATTGATGGCTTTGCCGGCTCCTTGCCGAGCTTGTATGAACCGCGACCGTACATCACTGGCGGGCTGGACTTGTTAGCCGTGTAGGTTCTGATCCCCTTCTTACCCTGGGTGCAGATATTCCCGGCCTTCACCATTTTGGTAATGGCATCAGAAATGTTCTTCGTGTGACTACCCATAGCCTTAGCAACGTCAGCCATCTTGATGCCGGGGTTATCTTTGATGATTAACCAGAGCTGGTATGCGCGGGATAGTTCTTTGATTTCGGTGTTCATGATTGAAGTCCTTTCTTCAAGCCAAACTTAGACCGGATTTCTGCGAGCTTATCCAGCGCCTTGTCGTTACTGACCGGGATGCTCAGCTTCGGTATTTGCACGACCGGTGCCGGGATTGCTTCGCCAGCCTCGATACGCTTCGACATGGCTTTGAGTTCACTAGCGCAGCGCTTGCGCAGTTCCGGTTCTGTGAGGTTGAGAGATCGCATCTGGTTAAACAGTGCGGTCACCATCCAGAAACAGGCTGGTGATCCCCATGGATAGGCTTCTGCCGAACTGTAATAACCACGGTCACGGCTGTACTTCATGACCATGCGGTAAAGCTCATCCAGATCAGGTAAGCCGTTAGCCTTGATAATCCCCTGCTTGCACCATGCGATGAATTGCCCGGGCGAAGGCCAGAATGCCGACTCACTGGCTCGAGCATGCTGCATACCTGCAGATAGCTGCTCACGACTCCTGATACCGTTCTCGGCGAATGCGGCGATCCACTGACGCTTAGCCGCGGCTTCGTCTGCCGGATTGCGAAACACTGTCGATACCGCAGCCGGGAATACTTGCTTCAGGTTCTGAAAAAGCGCGTCTACCAGCTTCTCAGCGTTTTCGTTAACGATGCTCACTGGCTCAGGGTTAGCCCCTGCCATGCTTGCCAGCGCGCCGCCGTCACGGTTGGCGATAATGCTCGTCAGATTTCTCATATGAACTCCTGCCATGCTTCGCGTGTATTCCAGACTTCAGGCTTGGCAGGTGCCGCAGTGCGCGTACTTCTGCCAGGCTGATTCATCTGGGCCTTGAGCGTGTCCCATTTTTCACGAAGCTTTGCAGGGCTCATGACGTTGGTCTGCCAGAAGTGATCGGCATTCGCCCATTTGAATACTTCGCATATTTCTTGATGGCTTACCGCGAGAGCGTTTCGCATCAGGCGGATATCGTTTGACCAGGATGACCAGGTTGGCTCCTGCGCTGTAGGTGAGATTATTTGTACTTTCTTGAACATCCATTCCGCAGCCGTCAGGTCATCTGCATTACCCCATTTGTCACCCTTGGGGCTTTGCACTGCTGCGCCTGGTCTAACTACAGGAAGATTTTTAGGGGGCTTGTCAGAGGATTCGTTAGAATTCTCGGACGTAGTCTTTTTATTATTGTTATTACCTTCTTGTTCATGATGCGCGGCTTTATGCTCGGGTTTATGCGCGGGGTGTACCTCTGAGGCCGCGCCAGCACTGGCTTCGTTATGCTCGGGCTTATGCGCGGAGTTATGCGCGGGTAAATCGGGTATTTTTTCAGCATATTCGGAGTAATTCAGAACGGTTATTAGCGTCCCTTTTCTCCTTTCTGCATGAACTGAAATCATCCCTTCTTTCTCAAATACAGTAAGCATCCTTTCAACTGCATGGCGACTTGTTGGCTCCCCGTTTCTATCGCAGAGAGCCAGACCAAGATCAGCTGAGGTCGTTACCAGTTGTCCGGTTTCCAGTCGCCATGTATGCCCTTTAAAGTTGGCTACGAATGGTTGCCTGGCAGCGTCGAGCAGGATGTTCTCCCAGAGCGTCCTGAGATAGACATCCTTTGCCCATGGTTGCTTCTTGACGCTCCGGTACAACGGGATGTAACCATTCTTCTGGTTCTCCATCCTGTTGCTCCTGCGCTTTCGTGCAGCGTTAAAATCAAAGAGTTCAGCAGTAGACATCGCCTCCCCCTCCACTGTTTACACATCCAGTTATTCCTGGCATAATTTCTCCTGTGATTTGAGTCCATTGAATTGCACTAAGCGTCGAAGTGTTCCAAGCACTCCGGCGCTTTTTCTTTTGTCAGTAGCTTCTCTATCCGCAGCAAACTTTTCGCCACTTCTGATTCGGGCGACACCACATCCAGATAAGCCATTGCAAGACTCATCATCTGGAAGAAGCTGTGCCGCTGCTTTCCCGATGGTCGTTTCATCCTGCTAACGGCTGCATCGTCAAGTTCAAGAACTTTTGCTAATGCTCCCTGCCCACGCTCAGCTAGCTTGTTCAGTAACTGGCTTTCAATCTCTCTCGCTTTTTTGCGATAGCTTGCAATTTCCATGGTTTAAAATTTCCTTGTTGAATTAGTTAATTGCGTGACATTGCGGTGAGCTTGTCACTTTGGTTTTTCCCTGGTGTTCCGAGGGAGGTCAGATTGATAAAGAGCGGTGTTTCTTAACTTGCCTGGAGCAGTTGAGCTAAGTCAGGTCGAATGTCTTGAGCTTTAACTTTTCCACCGGTTGCTTTGACGATTTCCATTACGTAGCGGATCTCAATACCGCCGCCATGTAACCAGCGCCAAACTGTTGGCTGAGCAACACCGCAAAGAGATGCCAGCTTTTGCTGACTACCTGCGATGCTGACAGCGCGTTGAATAGCTTTATTAGTCATTTTTAATTCCTTTACGTATTACTCAAGATGGATAATAGCAATGAGTATTGATATTGGCAATAGCGAAACGCTTTTGACGAGCAATACGGCAACGTATAAATTTGGGGGTATGAAAATAGATACTCTCGCTGACCGCCTTAATTTGGCGATGGAAAGATCAGGAATGACCCAGGGCGCTTTAGCTAAAGCGTCTGGTGTTGCTCAACCTACGATTTGGCGTTTAGCTTCAGGAAACGCAAAGGGCTCTACTCGAATTGTAGATATTGCCAACGCTCTTGGTGTGCGCCCAGACTGGCTCTCATCAGGTGAAGGCTCAATGAGTGATGAAGGTCAAAAGCCCGTCGTTAAAGAAGCCAGGCCGCAAGAGGGTATCTTCCGCGTTGATGTTCTCGACATAAAAGTAAGTGCGGGACCTGGGACATACATGATTTCGGATGCTGTAGAAGTGCTGCACGCCATAGAATTCACAACGGAACACGCAAGATCACTGTTCGGTAACCGGCCTGATGGTGAAGTGAAGGTTATGACCGTAGATGGCGATAGCATGTCACCCACGCTTAACTCCGGTGACAGGTTGTTTTTTGATGTGTCTATGCGGCATTTCAAGACAGATGGAGTTTACGCATTTGTATTCGGTAGAACCTTCCATGTTAAACGCCTGCAAATGCAGGGGGATAAGTTAGCCGTTCTGTCTGACAATCCGACATATGAAAAATGGTATATCGCAGAGGATAACCAGGATCAGTTCTATGTGATGGGTAAAGCACTGATTCACGAATCAATAAAGTACAACAAGCTTTAGCAGTGGTATCGAGTAGGCTGGTAATGTGTTCTGATCTGCTCATGGCTACTAGAATTCCTACTAACTAAAAAAAATGGCATTCATATGAAAAAGTTAATGTTTGGCCCCATTGTGTTAGCTGCTGCGTTACTCTCCGGCTGCGCTACTGAAATGTCTGACCGGGCATCACACGTTCAGATTATTGATCAAGCACAAGCAAGCCAATATCAGTTTGTTGCCAACGTTACAGGCACCTCGTCACTCTCAGGGGTGAGCCGACAGACTGGGTACCAGAATGCAATTTACGAGGCTTTGGATAAGGCGGCCGGAATTGGGGCGCAATATGTTGTCATTGATCCGAAAAGCTCACCATCTTATTGGGCTACCGGCCAGGTAGTTCGCGCTACGGCTTATAAAAATAAATAGCTATAGATTCAATCCTTAGCGATATGCACACCAATAACCCGGTCCTTGAGCCGGGTTTTTTATTGCCCCACACTCCCCTATCTACGTAACGGCCTCCAGAAAATCCCCGCCATGAAGCCCAATTCCCGAACAAAAAACATTCCACATAGCAATTAGCATTGTATTTAAAAAAATAAATTCGCTTAGTTATCAATGAATAAATAGCAATTGCTATCAATTAATACCAATACGTATTGCTATTGATAATACTCATGGCTATTATTCTTCCATCAGCAGGAAGCTGAAACGCAACAAGGAACTGAGTTGCTGGCTCTTTAATAATTTAGCCCTGTGAATACACAGGAAAGAATGTTTAACCAAACAGGAGGTGCCGAAATGGTGCACTAAAGCGGTTAGACCGCAGCCGAAAGGCAATGCAGCAGTAATGATGCTGCCCTGAGTCACCAATGAGTGAGCCTGCTTAGCATCGGGTCAAGGTTCTAATTAAAAGTAGCTTCGGTAAAGCAGTGCGACAGCACCTCAAGGGCATGAGCGTGGCCACTCCGGGTAGTGGTGCAGTTGATTTACCCTGCCTCTGCAAATGGGGGTAGGCATAAATTCACTGAGGAATACCCATGAACAGAAATCAACGCCGTATGGCTGAGTACAACGCCAGAAAAGCAGCTCAGCAGATTGATGCAGGAAATTACGCAGGAAAGATTAACCGGGCATTCGCAAAACTGTCGGGCGCTTCATTGCCGAGAGTTGAGCAAGCTCTTCGCGCTCCAAACTGGCGTGAGCCTAAAGAAGAGTCAGGCGGTGCTTGTTTGCCACAGGTGGCGATGTATAGCGCTGGTCATCGTAAGTCAGAGAGCATTACAGCGAGGTGAAGGATGGAAACACTCGAACAGGCAATAGCCCGCCAAAAGGCGCAGGCCAAAGCGATCCGAAATAACCTCTCTGGCAGGTCATCACAGAAACCTCGCCTGAAGCCACGTAAGCAAGCCATCAAGGAAGCTAAGGCTCAGGTGCTTAACGAAGCCATTGACGCTATCAAGGATGATTTGAGAGCGATTAAAACGGAAGAGCAGCGCCGTGGTCACTACCGGGCAATCAGCAAGCTCTCACAGATTCGGGATGAGTTGTAAGCCTGGGGTTTACAACTGAACGTGTAAGTTATCGTTACAAGTTGGCTGCCAGTGTGCGGCCTTTTTTATGCGGATTGGGGTGGATCATGAGTGAGTTCAAAGGAACGCGGGGGCCGTGGTCAACAAAGTTGGTTTTACAGGCCGAAGTTGAAGGTGATTTGCACGTAATACATACAGGTTCGGCTGGCGGTAAGGGGTTTCACATCGCTTACGGAACCTCTTGGATTGACTCGCCTGATACAGCTGCTGAGGCGGCAGCAAATGCCAGGTTAATCGCAGCGGCACCTGATTTGCTGGCAGCACTAATCGACATGGTTTCCATCGTCAAAAAGAACACCTACCCGACACCCGACAAGCCAGATTCTGTTTGGGGCCGAATGGAAGTGGCTGAGTCCGCTATCAGCAAGGCTACAGGAGAATAGATATGGAGTGCGCATCTTGCGGCAGCCTGGTCATCTGGATGGGCCCATGGTCGAACCTGACGCACACCGAGTGTCAGGTATGTGGCGCCGTGAATAACCAGATTGTCGACGAACCAGTCGACGATGAAGAGGAAGAATAAACATGAAGCGATACCACGTTATCTGGTCGCATAACGGTGCAGAAGTTGGTCGTCGCACCTGTTACGACTGGAACGGTGCCAGACAATATGCAGAACAAAAACGCAAAGAAGGCTACAGCGTAGAAATTGAATAACCAGCTTCCGTATCTGCTTTCAGCTTTCCCTGAGAACAGATACTGAACCCTCGTTGTCCTTATTGCCCGCCACCGTGCGGGCTTCTTTTTGCCTGGAGAAAAGTATGAGCCTGAAAGAGTTAACACTCCGCAAGCAGCAACTGGAGTCGGATCGCACGGCGCTGCGTAAGCATTATGAGTCAGAAAGTAATCGTCTGGCATCTGAGTTGGTTAAGGTTTCTGAGCAGCTTAACTTCGTCAATGCTGGTCTGAACGAAGTAATGATTCAGCGCGGCAAGGAAATCGTGTACTTCGGAAAGTCCGAGAATAACAGCAAGCGAAAAGAATGCGTTACCGATGCGATTAGCGATTTGGCATCTGGATGTGAACGGCTAAAGACTCGGTATTTTGGCACTAAAAATTACGACCGCTGGAGCGATCAGCGCGAAGACCATGAGTATGGATATGGCCCACGTCATGGATGCATGGTCTTTAAGGTTGGGCTTACTACCGCAGCTCGATTAATGGTGAGCAACGGCACCATGAATGACCATGACATTGAATGCGCCATTTACTGCCTGATGAATATCGACCAAATCAACAAGCAAATTGAAGATGCCGAGGCCGCGTAACAGCGGCTTTTTTGTGCCCATCCCTGAGCGTCAACGCTGATGAATGAACACAAACCTAACAGGAGTCATCAAATGAATGCAGAACTCGCCAAGCCATCTTTTGAGTGGCTCGTCGGCAAAGGTAAAGACTACAGAGTGAAGGTGAAAGGTTGGAGTGATGGGGTTAACTGGTGCTGGAACGTGTATCTGCTTATCACCCCTGAGCACCAATATTTCGATAAAGAGGAAGCGTTTTTCTTTGACCTTCCCTTCCATGGTGGCGTGACATATGACCGCATAAATACAGTGGACTGGCCTGAATATCGTTATGAACACCAACGCCCATGCCGCTATCGAGAAATAGGTTCTGACTACGCACACTTGTACGACGCGTTTACCGAAGAAAGTCCTTATGACGGCATCCCATTCAAAGTTTTGAAAGACGCAAAAGAGCTTCTTTCACACCTTCAAGCTTTATAAAAATTCAAGGAGCACACCATGCAACAGTTCGCTATTGCAGGGGCGGCATCGGTTCGCCCTTTCGACGCGTTTAAATCAATTCAGCATCACCCATCTCACCGCCTGACATCTGCCAGCTTCACCCCGCCACCGAAGAAGAGCTGGCTGGATAAGCTGGTCGACATTCTTCGCCAGGAGGCTCGCCCATGAACATCAACCTCACCTGCTCTTACTTCACCACACGACAAAGCGCTCACGCAGGGAAGATGAAGATCATCGCTGAGGATGTCCAGTTAGATCAAGCCAATAACCCCGCTGAAATCCTTCTCCAGATGGACCAGAAAGAGATTATCGAATTCATGGAGGCTCAGGGTTACATGGTAATTGCAAAGCAGGAGAAAGCGGCATGAGTGCAGCAGAGCTATGGGATGAAAAGGCGTTTACCGAACTGATGCTCGATATGGTTGAGGATGAAATAACCGAGCAGGTCAATCTGGCTGCCGAGCGCGGCAATGAGCAGGTTAGCTGGCAAGAATTCGCGGGGAACTACCAATGACAGAGAAGAATGTTTACAAGGCGATCAGCGCAGTAGCCAAGGATATGTCTGAGCAAGGCATTAGCAAGGACAGACGCAACGCCCAGCAGGGTTTTAACTTTCGCGGTATCGATCAGGTATACAACGCGTTAGCGCCTGCACTTGTTAGGCATGGATTGCTCATCTTGCCCCGCATCACAGAACGCAGCGTAACAGAGCGAGTAACTCAAAAAGGCGGAGTGCTCTTCTACGTTGTCGTCAAAGCTGAGTTCGATTTCGTCAGCACTGAGGATGGAAGCATTCATACGGTTGTGACTTACGGCGAGGCGATGGACAGCGGGGACAAGGCCACCAACAAGGCCATGTCGATCGCCTACAAATACGCAGCATTCCAGGCGTTCTGCATTCCAACGGAAGAAACAGCGATTGATGCGGATGCGGAAGTCCACCAGGTGTCAACTCGCACACCGGATGAGGTGCTGAAAGACTTTACCGCTCAGGCATCGGCCTGTCAGAGCATGGATGAATTAAAGGGCATCTACAAACCGGCATGGAATGCGCTGGCGGCATCACCAGATCATCAGCAGAAATGCGTAGACGTATTCAAAACGCGCAACTCAGAACTAAAACAGGCGGCATAAATGGCAATTAACGTAATTACGGTATCAGGGAATGTTGGCAAGGATGCAGTGCTTCGCGTCACGCCAAACGGCAAGCACATCGCTTCATTCTCTCTGCCGGCTAAAAGTGGTTTTGGGGATAACGAGAAAACATCCTGGCTGAACTGCAAAATGTTCGGAACGATGGCTGAGAAGTTATCGGGCGCGGTATTGAAAGGCGCAAAGGTAACAGTATGCGGTGAGTTCGTTATTGAGGAATGGACTCGACAGGATGGCAGCCAGGCACAAACGCCGACAGTTTTGGTGCGGGATATTGACCTGCCGCCACGCGGTGGAACGCAGCCACAACAGCAAGCAACGCAGCAGGCCAGCCACTCACAGCCTCAGCAACAACGCCAGGCGCAAATGAGCGAACCTCCTATGGACTTCGATGACGATATACCTTTTGCACCGGTAACGCTTCCCTTCCCTCGTCACGCTATTCACTCGATTTAACCTAAACAGGACGCCGCTATGCCATCACCTCAACCTGGGGCGGATAACCCTCGTCAGTGCTCTGCTGGAAGTAAGTCGGAGGTGCTGGCGAATGTGTTTGCGTACCTGAATAAATCAATGGCTGGAGAGATTCAGCCGGAGTCGAAACAGCAGCGCATGGAGCGCCAGGCTGACTCGCTGGCAGATAGCCAGTTATGGCACGACAACTACCGCGCATCGTTCCTGCCAGCCTTCCAGATTGTCGGCCCTCACCTACCTCACAAATACACAGACGACCGTTCTCGCGTCCGCTTAGGTCGCTTCGGTCATCGCACTAGCGACTAAGGGGATTACCCATGCGAACCAATCAGTATGATCCTGACATCACGCCGGGAGACTTAGCCATACGCCGCAGACAGCGCCCAATGCCATCACGGAACGAGCTGATGAAGCGCTGCAGCTTTCCATCGGTGAACGAAAACCGGTTTCTGAATCGTCTTTTGCAAGGGAGTGGCAAGTGAAAATTGAAACTACTGAGGTGCTGTCTTTAACCATCACAGATGGTTGAAGGTCTCGATCCTGTCCGAGTGATGATTGAAAACTATGAGCCCGGAAAAGGCCGCATCACTATCACCTGCTATGGAAAGGCATGGACTGGTGCATGGTTTGCCATGGGTGGCGACACGGTGCAGGAGTTCATCAAGCGCGTTTCTAACCAATACCTGATTGGTTATTTCTCGCCGCAGATGTCCAGCACGGTTGATGACGATAACGACGCAAATATTGAGTTTGTTAAAGGCGAAATTATCAAGCTGCGACGCCAGCAGGAAATTACCTGGCATGAGGCGCAAGAGATGTGGAGCGAGGTCAGCGGCGCGGATGACGTTAAGGCGCTTTGCTGTGACTCTCGCCTTGGTAGCGCGCTGTTAAATCTACTGGGTGATGAGCCATGGTATGCCGGTTGGCCTTCTGTTCCAAATCACGAATATAAGTACCTCGAGCGCATAACCAATGCGGTACGCGAGGCTCTGAAAACTCTGGAGGCTGGCGCTACCCAGTGATGCCTCATGAACGCAACAGAGAGCAATGCAGTACGAGCCACTGCGCGTAAATGCTGGGGAGATGTTGAATCAGCATGGAAGAAAGAAGGCGCAAGGAATGCGCAAGAACGGAAAGAAATCTATCTCCGCATCCTCTGCAAGTACGAAACGAAATACCACCCTATCTATACCAGGCGGCAACTCATTTACTGGATGGGCGTCGCTAACGGAACTCTGGAGGATCGCCATTGAAACAGCGAGTAGACCGCCAAAAGCCGGTTATCGGCATCCATAAGCAGACAGGTGAGCAAGTCTATTTTCCGTCGCCATATTACGCGCCTGGATTTAAACGTGCAGGCATCAAGAAAGCCATCAGTGGTCGCGCTAAGTCACATCGCGGCTTCACATGGCGATACGCAACCAAATTCGAACGCGAGCAATTTGCTCAGCATTGAGGGATGAGAGATGAGCAATAACATTAAAACGCTGAACTATGACCCGGCGGACCCAGACAAGATGAAGCTACCTGCTGGGGCTAAATGCGGAGATTGCCGCCACATTTACCGTTGCAAAGCAATTTTCGGTCACGTCGAAACTGACACTTACTGCGACTGGTCACCATCTCGTTTTGTCGCTCAGGAGGCCAGCAATGGATAAGGGAATAGAAGCGCTGATTGCCAGAAAAGGAAATGCGGTTACAGGGAGTTACTACCTGGCTGAGTGTGGTGCCTGCGGAGAAATGTTTACCAGTGAGCGTATGACTGGCGGTGAGGCTATTGCCGATACGGGCGATTATGGCGATTGCTATTGCCCGCATTGCGATACTGATGACTCTGAAATCATAGATTGCGGCGCTGTTAATTCTGCCGTGGTCGAGGCCTGGAATTTTCAGCAGAAACATATTGATGCACTGATAGCGGCTCTGGAGCAGTCGAGGCTGCGAGGCGATGAGTGGAAGGAGAAGTGTAGTGAGGCTGTCGAGCATGGCGCTAATCGCATCGCAGAGCTGCAAGCCGCACCCAGCGGCATGATGCAGCTATCCAATGAACTGGCAGAGATGAAGCAAACTGTCTCCAGATTGCGTAGTGAGCGTGACTCGATGCTGCGTGACAGGCTCAATAATATGGAATCTCGTCCACTATGCGTTAAGTCCAATGACGCTATGCGTGAAGCTGCGCCGCTATGCGTTAAGTTGCCAGATTCAAGCAGCAAGGCATTCTGGAGTGGCATCGGCAAGACAGAGCAATTCCATCCAGAAACCTATAAGCGCTGGGTGAAAGAAGCCATTGAGCGTGCGGGTGATATTGCAGGAATTCAGGTTGAGGTGAAGTGAGATGGGAAACGCAAATCAAAAACGGCGGGCAATTAACCTAAAACTGACATACACAGAAGCGGTGCAGCTACTCCAAACCCTGAACTCTTTGGACAATGAGGATAATGAGGCGGTTAGCTCACTGCTACAAGAAGCCGCTAGAAAATTGCGGGAGGCACTATGACTACCAATCGCATGGGATTAGAGCAGACGCTGAGTGATGAGCAAGTGAAAGAGCTTGGCGAAACGCTGCGTTCTTGGCAGGACGGCTACGACCCAATAGACGACAAAGAACAATATCAGCTTTTCGCCAATACCATGACCGCTCTTAACGAGTTACTGGCGCGACGGGATGCGAGCAGGAAGCCGGTTGCTGATGTTGTTGCGTGGAACAAGCCAGGCGAAGAAAGAAAGTGTGATATTCGCTGGCGGCGTTTCAATGTAGCTCCGGGCCCATTGTTTGCAGCGCCTCCACTCCAGGCTGTGCCTACTGGATGGAAACTGGTACCGATCGAGCCAACAGAGAATATGGTAGTTGAAGGGTTTGAATCTGAACCGGACTCATTCTTTAGTAATTCGGATGAATGGGAGGCATACAAAGCTATGAGCGGATGCCAGCAGGCGGCGCATAAAGCCAAGTTATGCTGGGCTGCCATGATTGCCGCCGCGCCAAGTATCAAAAATGAACCATAAACACCAAATCACTCACCAATAAGCTCATATGTGAGCCATTACACGCGTAACGGTTTATACATGAGCCATTTCTATTAAATTTCATGATAAAAGACCATATATGACCTGCATCTGAGTGCGGTTTTTTATACGCCTGGAGAAAGCCATGAGCGAAATTATCCAACTGGTGCCTAACAAATGGGTATCTGAAGAATTGCTGATTACGATCACTGGATTGACACACAACGCCATAAAGATGGCCAGAGAGAAATCATGGCTTGAAGGAAAGGAGTACCGACATTACTCAGGTGACTGTCAGCCAAAAGACAACAGCCCTATTTTATACAACCGTCATGAAGTCGATAACTGGGTAGAGCGACAACGCCCGGCGATCCCCCGCAAGAAATCTGCTTAAATACCCTCACCTTTCAACAATGAGGAAGTATGCATGTCCAAATATCCAACTGGCGTGGAGAACCACGGCGGCACGCTGCGGCTGTGGTTTATCTACAAGGGGAAGAGAGTCAGGGAGTCGCTGGGCGTAGAGGATACGCCGAAGAACAGGAAGATAGCCGGGGAATTGCGTACGTCTATTGGGTTCGCAATAAAGACAGGGACGTTTAACTATGCCGCGCAGTTCCCGCAGTCTCCGAACCTGAAGAAGTTCGGCATCACCGGGCAGGACATTACGCTTGGCGTGATATCTGCGAAGTGGCTTGAGCTAAAGAGGATGGAAATAACAGAGAACGCATTCAGGCGCTACAAGTCATATATCAAAATTACCCAGGAGAATCTCGGGCCCGAACGGTTGCTTTCTTCTATATCACACGAAGATATTCTTACGCTAAGAATGGAGTTGCTTACCGGGTATCAGGTTAACGGAAAGCATCAGTTGAACCGGTCCGCCAAAAAGGGACGCACGGTAAGAACGGTAAACGTTTATCTGGCATGCCTGTCTGGAATGATGGAGTTTGCTGTCCATAACGGGTACATCGAAAAGAGCCCATTCACTGGAGTTGATCCGTTACGCAAGAGCAGACCTGAGCCCGACCCGCTGAGCAAGGATGAGTATAGACGCCTCCTTGATGCGGCACCGGCTGAACAGATACGTAACCTGTGGGTTCTGGCGGTCAATACTGGCTTGCGTCATGGGGAGATAAGCGCACTGGCATGGGAAGATATCGACACCAAAAACTTGACGATAACGATCCGTCGCAATCTGGCTATTAAGGACCACTTTACCCCACCGAAAACTGATTGCGGTAACCGGACCATAAATCTGACACTTCCAGCGATTCAGGCGCTGAAAAATCAGATGGCTTATACCCGCATGGGCAAGCAGCACAAGATAAAGGTTCATCTGCGAGAGTTTGGGAGAGCGCGCACAGATGAGTGCACCTTTGTATTTGTGCCAAAGCTTACCGCACGAAATGGGATCGGGGGAGACTGGTACGCGCCAGGGTCATTTGGTGCTACGTGGAATTTGATGTTGCAGCGTGCCGGTATTCGCCACCGGAAAGCATACGAGTCGAGACACACCTTTGCGTGCTGGGCATTAAGCGCGGGGGCCAACCCGAACTTTATCGCAGCACAAATGGGCCACACTTCGGCGCAGATGGTTTACAACGTTTACGGGAAATGGATGAGTGATAACAACGGCGATCAGATGAGCATTATGAACGCTAATTTTAGTGAAGATGTCCCACAGATGCCCCAGGCAATATCGCAGTAA